ATCCGGGAACTGACCGGGGGCCTGGACGAGATCGACGACGGGCTGGGTGAAGTCGCCGCCGAGCTGGAGGCAATGGCAAACACAGGGGTAGACGCCCTGGACAACGTGGGCGACGCCGCCGGGGGAATGGGGGAGCAGGTCAGCGGTGCAGCTGACAAGGCCGGAGGCGCTGCGGCCAAAATGCGCAAGGAATTTGACGCGACCGGCGTATTGATTGAAGAATCCATGCGCCGGTCCATTATCAGCGCGGACAGTTTCGGGGACGCCTTCAAGAAAAGCATGGGGGCGTCCCTAAAACTCGGGCAGTCAGTGCCCAAGAGTTTACAAACAGGCTTCAAGGTAGCCTTCGAGTTCACCAAAAAAGGCGTCAAGGATTTTGAGAAGAACTTTGTCACCGGCGCAAAAAACGTCGGCAAGGCTATCGCGCACCCGATCCAGACGATAAAGGGCGGGCTTGCCAACGCCCTGCTGGGGACGAAGAAGGACCTCAAGGGCGTGGGCGACGAGGCCGACAAGGCAGGCAAGGGCCTGGAGGACATGGCCGACAAGGGCGAAAAAGGCGCGGGAAAAATGAAAAGCGCCTTCGGCGGCATGATGAAGGCCATGCTCAGCGTGGAGGCCATCAAGGCCGCTGGGAAAGCCGTCGCGAATTTTGCCAAAAACGCCGTGGGCGCATTTATGGCCACGGAGGAAAGCGCGGCGAAATTCGGGGCCATGTTCAAGGGCGACGACACCGCCGAACAGTGGGCCGACAGCTTTGCAAAGGCCGCCAAACGCTCCACGAGCGAAATACAGGGCGTCATGGTGGCGAACAAAAGCCTGTTTCAGGAATTGGGCTCCACCGGCGAGGAAGCGACGAAGCTATCCAAGATCACCACGTCCCTGGGCTACGACCTGGCGAAGCATTTCAAGGCCGACGACGCCGCCATGCAGCAGAAACTGCAGGCGGCCATCCAGGGGGACACGAAGGCCCTGGCCGAATACGGCGTCACCCTGTCCGACACCACCCTGAAGGAACAGGCCCGCGCGATGGGCCTCAAGGGCAGCCTGGACGATCTGGACGACGCCACGCTGGCCCAGGTGCGGCTCAACGCCATCATGGCGCAGACAGGGGACGCGCAGGGGGCCGCGGCGAAGGGCGCGACCAGCCTGACGGGCACAATAAAAGACCTCAAGGGCATGGGGATGGGGCTCCTCGAAAGCGTGGGCGCGAAACTGGCCCCCATGCTGATGAACCTCGGAAACAAGCTCATGGAGCTGTGGCCCAAAATCGAACCCGGGCTGATGGCCCTGGTCGATTTACTGGTCGACGGGCTGGGCGACGCCATCCCAATTATAGCCGATTTGGCCCAAACACTGTTGCCGATTTTAGCGGATATTATGGGCACGGTTTTCACCGCCATTCAGCCCATTTTACCCATGCTGGGTCCGCTGATCGAGGCCGTTTTGCCGCCGTTGGCTGATATTTTGGGAATTTTGGTCACAAGCCTGCTGCCGCCGCTGGTGGATATCGTGATGGCCCTGTTGCCATTTTTGCAGGCATTGATCCCGCCATTCGCGGATTTGGCAAAGGCCCTGCTCCCCGCGCTCGGGTCCATCCTGAAGGTGGTGGCCCCATTGTTGGAGGCCCTGACCCCCGTTTTCGACCTCATTTTGATGGTCCTGAACCCGATCCTGAAGGTGCTCGAAAAAGTGATCGGCTGGGTTGGCAAGGGGACTGAGGCAATCGGGAATTTCCTCGGCAAAATCACCGGCAAGAGCAGGCAGGCGAAGGACGAGACGGAAGGGCTCAACAGCGAAGTCGACAAGCTCGCCGATAAAACGGCAGAGCCTGAAATCAGGGTTGACACCTCCAGCGCGGACAAAGCCATTGACGACATCACGAAAAAAGCCGACGCGGGCTCGAAGGCAACCGCCGACGCGGCAGACAAGGCCCTGCGGGCGTCCACGAAAGAGATTGAGAAGTCGAACAAGGAGATCGAAAAAAGCTCCGAGAAGCTCAACAAATCCGTGGGGGACCAGCTGAAGCACATTTCCAATATGTCGGAGGCGGCCTATGACGCCGTGGGCTCCCATGCCGAAAAGGCGTGGCTGCGGGCGGTGGAAGCCGCGCGCGTGGGCACGGAGAAGATCGTCGGTTATATCGGCAATGTAAACGGCATGGGCACCGTCAGTGTGTCGGTGACCGACATACCGCACAACGCCGGGGGCACGCCTAACTTCGAGGGCGGCGCAACGCACGTCCACGAGGAAGGCGACGAGGTGATCGGCCTGCCCGGCGGCAGCACCATCCTCACGAAGGGGCAGAGCGACCGCCTGCTCGATAACGCAAAGGAAGGTGCCCGCGGCGGCAGCCGTACCACGAAAAAAGAGATTAGCCTCAGCATCACCGTCACGGTGACCGGGGACAACATGGACCCGGAAACCGAGCGCCGCCTGGCACAAGAGATCAAAGAACAGGTGCTACAGCAGGTGAGGGAAGAAAGAGAAGACGAGGAAAAGTTCGAGATTAACCAGGAAGGTTATGCAGCATAAAAGGAGGTGGCTTGGCTTGGCGTACACCATCACGGGGCGCAAGTGCGGCATGGTCCGTTTTGAGCTGACCAGCACGATCAAGGATACAAGCAAGGGCCGCAGCAGCCAAGTCACCTCCAACCCCCTGGAGGACGGTACTGAGATTCAGGACCACCATGTGAACCAGCCCACGCAATTTTCGTTCAACGGCGTAACTGTGGGCGGCGCAACCGCATACGACCGGCTGGAGAAGATGCAGGAACAGCACGATCTGCTGACCTATGCGGGCAAGTTCCGCATGGCGAACCTGGTGATCACCAGCCTGCAGCGCACCGACAACAAGGACAATGATACCGGCTGCTCGTTCAGCGTGACCTTCACACAGGTGCAGATCGGCAGCGCGGAATACGTCAAGGCTGGGGAAGTCCCCATGATGAGCGCGCAGGACGCGGGCGTGCCGAAGGCCGCGCCCATCAGCCAGACCAGCGCCACAAAAAGCGAGGGCCTGGTAACCACGTCTTCCACAAAACTGACCGACACGGCCTATCTGGACTACGTGAACGGCTATGGCGCGAAGCCCCCCGCCAGCAGCGGCCCCAGCAGCCGTCAGACCGTGGCCGTCAGCGGTATATCTTAGGAGGTGCGGCATGTCCGTTTCATTGATCGACATGGGGCAAGAGGTGCAGTACATCGACGTCAACACCGCCAAAGTGCCCTACAGGTTCAGCGTAAAGCTGATCGACAAAACCTACACCTTCACCGTCAAATATAACGAGCAGGGCGGCTTCTTCACGGTAGACCTGGAGACGACCCAGGGTGAAGTGCTTGCCTACGGCGACATCGTGCGCTATGGCCGGCAGCTGTTCGGCAGCATTGAAGACGACCGTTTCCCCCTGCCGGTGATCATCCCCCGGGCATTCACGCCCGGCGTGGAGGAGGTCACTTTCGATAACTTCGGCAAGGAGGTCAAGCTATATCTCTATGAGAGGCGGGCCGCATAATGGACCAGTGGATGCGCAGCGCCACCCTGCAGATCGGCCCGCGCCGCTACAGCATGGATACCCTGGATTTTAGTTTTGAAATCCCTTTCTCGGACAGCGAGGAGCTGTCACAAGCGACCCTCGAAATACGCAACCTATCCTCGCGCACCCGCAAGGCCATCCGCAAGGGCGACCAGGTGATCGTCAACGCCGGGTATGAAAACGACGTCGGCGCTATTTTTGTGGGCCAGGCGGGTGAACCCTCGCACAAGAGGGACAGAGTAGATTGGATAACAAAAATCCTCGCGACCGCCGCCCTGGAGGAATGGCTGTCGAAGGAGGTCAACAAAACCTATAACAAAAATATCAAGTCCAGCGCTTTGCTGGGCGACCTGCTGAACCTGTTCGGCCTCGAAGTCGGGCAGATGCAGCTGGTCCAGGACGTCACCTACCCCCGCGGGAAGGTGTGCAAGGGAAAACTCAAAGATATATTAACGGAGATAGCTACAAGCGACTGCAAAAGCCGCTTTCTCATAAAAAACGGGCAGCTCGTTATAAACGACCCCAACAACGGCGACAACCGAGGCTACGTCCTGTCTGCCGCCACGGGCCTGCTGAAGGTGGACGACGAGGCGGTGACCACCCAGGCTACCACGCCACAAACCACGAAGGACACCGAAGACCAAAAGTCCGACAAGGAAAACGTCGTCAAACTGGAGGCCCTGCTGAACTACCATATTGGCCCAGGGGACGTGGTGACCGTCAAGTCCCAACAGCGCAACGGGCGCTTCCTGGTGAAAAAGGGCGTATACAAGGGCAGCCGCACCGGGAAATGGGTGATTGAAATAACGGAGGCGAGGCCGCTTTGAATCCCAACCAAAAATACAAGATAAACCGGGCGCGCGAAAAGCAGCAGGCCCGCGACGTCAACGTGGCCGCCGTGGTGCAGGTGACGGCCTTTGACAAGGACAAAATGACCGTGGATGTGCAGCCTCTGTCCAAGCGCCTGGTGCAAGGGAAATACCAGAGCTGCCCGCCGGTGCAGGCCGTGCCCATCGCCGTCACCCGCTGCGCCGATTGGGTTGTGCGCCCCTGGTTCAAAAAGGGCGACGTGGGCCTGCTCATATATATCGACCACGACATCGACAAGGTGGTGGACGACGGCAAAGAATCCGACCCCAACACCGAGCGTAACCACAGCGACAGCGACGCCATATTTGTCGGCGGTATCGTCCTCGGGCAGAAGGACATCAAAGACCTCGCGGAAAACGATTGCCCCGACGAGGCCCTGGCTCTGGGCACGGTGGACGGCAAGCAGTGGATCGCCATCACGAACGAGGGCAAGATCAAAAGCCAGGTTGATGACGTCTGGGAGCACAAGGGCGATGTGTACATCGACGGCGATGTAGAGATAGACGGCGATGTAACCATCAAGGGCGACGTGGATATAACCGGCGACGTGAGCGTCACCGGCAAAATAGACGCCACCGGGGAAATACACAGCGACGACGATGTGACAGCCGGAAGCATCAGCCTGAAGAACCACGTCCACCAAGTCAACCTTGGCAACGCAGGCGGCCCTGTCACCGGCCCGACAAATCCACCGAGCTAAGGAGCTTCCTATGAACGACACCCTTTTCATCGACCCGGAAACGGGCGATCTGGATTTTGACGATGAGGGAATGCTGCGCATGATCGACGGCGGCGAAACCACCGCCCAAAACGTGCGCCTGACCCTCCAGACCCATAAAGAGAGCTTCCCCCTGGACTTGATCCACGGCACCCACTATGACCGCTTTCTGGGTGTCAAGGGCATCGACCCCGGCGAAATTGAGGAAGTGATCCGGGAGGCGGTATACCAGGAAACCGACGTCGTGGAGGTGGACAGCGTGGATGTCACGATACAGCAGCCGCGCGGCGTTGGGATTCAGTTCAGCGGCCGGCTCAAAAGTGGCGGGGATATAAACTTGGAGGTGAACGTGTAAGTGGACAAATGGGAAGACTGGGGACTGACCCCGCGGGGCTTCCGGCGGCCCTCCTATACTGAGCTGCTGGACGCCTTCGAGTACAAAGCACGCGAGCTTTTCCCCGCGCGCACCAACCTGACGGTGCGCTCCCCCCTGGGAATGCTGCTGCGCATATTCGCCTGGTTTACCTCCCTGCTGTTCGGTGTCCTGGAGGACGTCTACAACAGCAGGTTTGCCGACACGGCCGTGGGAACGAGCCTTTTCAACCTGGGCCGCAGCATCGGCCAAAAGCTGATCAGCAACCAGCGGGCGAAGGGCTACCTGGAGATCACCGGCGCACCGGGCATATTCATTCCGGCGGGCTGGCTTGCGGCAAACACGGCGGGGCTGCAGTTCGTGGTGGCACAGGACGGCACCATCGGCGACAGCGGTGTGATTGTGCTGCCCGCCCAGGCCGTCACCCCGGGGGAGGACAGCAACCTGCCACCGCATACTATCACCACCATTGTGAACCCCGTGATCCCCGCCGGGGTGGAGAATGTGACCAACCCCAACGCGTTCAAGGGCGGGCGGCTGCGGGAAACCGACGAGCAGTTCCGTGACCGCTACTATAAGACCGTGGACAAGGCGGGCGGTGTAAATGCCGACGCCATCCGTGCGGCCATCCTGCAAGACGTGGAGGGCTGCATTGACGCGGAGGTATTCGAGAACGACACAGACTTCCACGACCCCGTGACCGGCCTGCCGCCCCATAGCATAGAGGCCGTGGTGTTCGGCGGGCTGGATCAGGACATCGCGGCGGTGATCAAAGAGCGGAAAGCCGGAGGCATTGAAACCTTCGGCGACATCGCCGTCATGGTCCCCAGCGTCAGCAACCGCCAGCTGTTTGAAATCCGCTTCAACCGGCCCGAACCCGTGCCTGTATGGGTGCAGCTTTGGGACCTGGTGACCGACAGCAGCTTCCCCAACAATGGCGTTGACCTGGTGAGGTCTGCGGTTGTGGACTACATCGGCAGCACCACCAGCGGCGGCGTGGGCATAGGCGAATCCCTGCGGTACAAATGGCTGTCCGCCGCCCTGGTGAAGGGCAAGCGCGCCGTGCCCGGCCTGCGGGACTTCGAGATGAAAATAAGCGCCGACGGCGTGACCTATGGCTACGCAAACATTCCCGTGTCGCTCCGGCAGAAGGTTGTATCGGATGAAAGCAAGGTGATCATCCTTGGACAATAACTTCCTGCTGCGGATGCTTGAAATGCTCACCGGCGGCTATGCCCGGGAGGACGTGCAGAACGTGCGCCACGGCCGGGAGCCCGCCACCAACATCGGGAAGCTGCTCAGTATCCCCGCCTGGGGCTTCAAACTGGTTCATGAGCACGCCGAAAAGGTGAAGCTGTGGGACGATCTGGACTATGCCCAGGGCAATGCCCTCGACCGCTACGGCGCGAACTTCGGCATAGCCCGGGAGGGCCTGGACGACGACTACCTGCGGCTGCTGATTAAGGTG